ACCCTAATATTATGAAAAAATACATTGGTTGTAGTTCCTGCTATCGGATTGTCCTGTAGCCACTTATTTACGTCTTGTGCTGCCGAGTCTTCCCTGTCTAGCGCATCGGTTATGACTCTTACGGAATTCATTAATTTTGCAACATCAGAAGAATAAATAAAATATATCAATTGCTCTCTTTTGTGTCTGTAAAACGGTGTTGGCCTAAATCTCATCATTCTGTCGTAAACAATTAGAACTGGAGATTCCGTCTGTCTTATTTGAATTGTATCGTTATACAGGTCTTCAATATTTGTTGGAAATTGTGCTGGAACCATAGGATCAAATCCAGCCTGCAATGGAGTATCAGGCTCTGCATCAATTATTCCAAATTCTGCAAGTTGTGCAGCAACATACTTATTTAAAAATTTAGGCGGAAAGCCAGTAGTAGATATACTAGTAGTCATTTTACTATTCTACCCTAATTCTTGCATTAGCTATCCAACTAAAACCAGTGCTGACGCCTTTTGCTCTACCTACTTTAGATCCTTGGCGAATGTTCTTTTTAAATGCCGTCGGTCTTTTAATATAGTCATACAAGCCAGAGGCACGTATAAATGATTGCCTAAAATATCTTAGCATAAACTCATCAAAAACTTGTTCAAACGATCCCTGAACTTCATTTCCACCTGGATTTGTAATAGTAACTGGATTTCTAGTAAACACAGTCTGCCCTCCAGATTCAAATGCCAAAACAGATCCGCTCTTTGGTTTAACTACTACAGTCCTACCCTGCTCCATTATCTTAGCTTTATTTACAAACGGCCTACTTGCATCTGCAGACATTGATCGTGATTGTTTAAAGTTAGAGAATAATGCCAAACCATTTTTGTTTACAATAAAATCAATATCAAAAAGCCTTGCTGCTGGACTGCCTACTCTATACCATTCATAAATGTGATGCAACGCTTTTGGATTTGCCTTAGCATTTACGTCAATGTATTGACCCAGGGCTGCTATAACCTGTCTGCCCATCTTTTCTAAAAATATTTTTTTACCATCTTGAACACCGTCAAGAAACCCATAAGAATAATCTATAATATTATTCATAGTTTTTGCAAACTGCTTAGTGTTGGTCCTTACTCTCATTAGTCACCTACAGTCTGATTTTCAGCCCTACGCCAAAGCATTTTATAGTATTCGACGGTCTTGAAAGGACTCACATAAGGCTCTACAGTTGCCACTTCAAAAATTGTAGCCCTACCAGCACGAACGCCAGCAGTCTCTTTATAAACCAACTCATCATCACAATGTCTGATATTGGTTATAAGAATGTTAGTTATTGCATTGGTTTCTTTTTGTGAAGATATTCTGGGATCGGCTTTTGTTCTTGCTATTAGTTTGTTTTCATATTGTAAAAATGCTTCTGGTTTTATGTTTTCTTCTCCCGCGCCACCTACGGATGTTGCATTACAGGCTATTGTTTTATCGAACACCCAGTCTTTTTTAGGCTGTCCATACTCACCTTGAGTAATTATTGGATAATAAACGTCTGCCTTCATTGGATACATAAAATCAGTATCTTCACAGATAACCATTATAATACTCCAGGACGAGTTACCAAATTCACATACTTCTTTAAAATTTTATCTACCAAAAGATTTCCAGTGCCCTCTAGCATCATTTTGCTATATTTAACATCAAACTGATCGGTTCTATAAGTATCTACGTATCTCTTATAATAATCCAACTTTCCACACTTAATGTCATCAATTAGCATATTGGTTGCATCTTTAATGTCGTTTGGTACTACTTTATACCCTGCCTCAATATAAAACATGTAATCTACACCTTCAGGGAAACTTACTCCGCCTCTAAAAGTTTGAATGTTTCCACTATCTGCAGTGTCATACCAATTAAATGAGTCTGATGCGGCCATGGCAGTTCTTGCTGGTTTGCGTTCATCTCTATTCCAACTGTCTACGCCATCAACTGGATCTTTAAGAATTGCGGTTTTATCTTTTGTAATGCTGTAATCATACTCATCAAGAGCAGGACCATCTTCATCATCAACATCCCAAACTATTTCTGCATTCTCATAAACCTTAAGAACTTTATATCCACGCATCCATATTGGCATGTAGTCTGTGCCTTGTCCTACTGTCTGTAGCCATTCTGTCTTAAAATAAAATCCACCAGGAACATATGCGTCAATAATTTGACGAGCCTGAGCTTCATATTCAGTATATTCAGCAATTTCTGTGGCCGTATCTGCCAGGGTATTAGGATCAACATAAGGTCGCATAATTTCTAGATTGTCTTCAACAACTACATCACCACGATCAGCACCATTCTTTTCATATATAGTTACCGAGTAACTTTCATCATACTGAGAAAACGTATCTGCTAAAGTTCTTGTAACTATAGCGGCAGCACTAGATGTAACTGCTACATCTAATAACTCTTCATTTCTATCGTTGCTTTCTATAACAAGAAAGTATGATGTGCTTGCAGTTGGGACTGTATACTCAATCTCAAGCGGGTATGGTGGAATTCTTAAAATCTCCATTACTCTACGCCGTAGTATCTTGCTAACTCTTGAGGAGTTGCTAATCTAACTCCCTTGCGAGAAAGCCACCAGTCGGCTGCCTCCTTGTTGACTATATTATAACCAGTTTTCAAAGTACCAAAAACCTTGTCTATGCTATATTTATTATTGTCAGAATATATTGCAACTTTGTCTGACATTTCTTTTTTTGCTACTTTAACTACTTCTTTGCCTTCTAAAATTTTTAACATGTCTACCCTGGTTGTCGCACCCTGTAAATCTATATTGTTTTTTTTGGCAATAGATTTAATTTCAAAAACACTTTTTGTTTTAAGATCCTCTAAATCTAACATTAAATCCTCCATTGCTATTATATCAGAAATGTTAAAAGAGAGCGGTTTTTAGGCCGCTCTCTCTTAATTTTGTTGATTATATTTTAGGAGTCTGCGCTGTCTGCGTCAACATATGCGACTGCATCCAACTCTTCCCAAGCAATACCAAAACGAACGAATACTGTATATTCTACAGTGTCCTTCTTTGGCTTGTATTCACGGTTTACCGTGATATCACGCTGGAAGCCCCATACACGGTTATCAGGGAATGTCATATCGACATATCCTTCTGGATAGTAAGGAACCTCAAGAACATCTACACCAAGTACACGAGTTGTGCGTGAGTTACCTAATGTCTGTGCTCCACCATCAAGGAATTCCTGACGGTTTGCTTGTGTGCTACCAATTCTGTCAGCGAATGCTGCAGAAATAGCATCTGCAAGAGTACCATTGTTACGAACGATACCAGCAAAGGCATCTGTGCCTGCGTAGATCTTTAGGTTTTGCTTTAAGGCACGATACTTGCGTGGCATTGCTAGCAATAGGCCCTGCAATACAGTAGTTGTGTAGTTATCGTCTGAAACTGTTGCAGACAACTCATGAGCAGCATTTCCTACTGTTCCACGAGTTTGTTTGATGAATCCAGACATAATTGAAAGGAATGTTCCTGTTGCACCGTCGCCGTTAATTGCCAAATCTTCGATATCATTACCAAAAGCATTGGTCATCAAACGAACTAAACGATCCTCAAGGGCTGCACCTTCAATGTTGTCTTCTAGTGATTCAGTAGATACTTCCCAATCAAGACGAATCTTTTTGGTTGTAAGTTCTACTTTGCTGAATGTAGCGCCAGCATTTGTGTAAGTATCATCTGCTTGTGCAGCAGCACGAATTACACGCTCACCAACGTTAACTTTTTCGATCTCCATGGTGTTTGCTCGCATTGTAACTCTACGACCATCCTTGGCGAGAACTGTTGCATCCCACACGTAGTCGATAAAGCGGCGGGCCTGCTCTGGATTAAGCACACCTCCGTTAGTTCCTGGGAATGGGTTAATAGCGTTTGCTCCAGTTGTTACACCGAATGTTCCGCCAGAAACGTTACCAAGAGAAGTAGCAGGAGATACGTTGCCATCAGCATCTGTTGCAGTTGCGCTTCCAATACCACCAGATACGAAAGCACCCGCTTCAGCGGCCTTAATTAGTTTTTCTTGTATTTCTTGTTCCGACATATATTTCACCTCCAAGGTTTTATTTAAATAGGTCGGCATTTGTGAGGAAACGTCCGCCCCATAGGGATTTTTGAGTCTTCATTTCTGAAAACTCCTGCACGATCTCGCCTAGATCGCCAGACTTGCGGAAAGCGGTATCTGCTTCTACTGCATCTACTCGCTTGCCAAACTCATCAAAAGAACCCTTTACTTCTTTTACCTCACTTGCTACAGACTTAATTTCGCCTGTAACACTTTCAAGGGACTTTGTAATTGCATCAACGTTAGCCTGAAGTGACTTAACGGTTTCTGCTAGACTGCTCAAGGCATTAGTTAGAGAATCTTTAATATCTGTTACATTCTTAGCAATATCTGTAACGACATTTTCTTTGTTCTCTACAACTTCTTCTGTAGAAGGAGCAACTTCATCAGTTTTAGCAATTTCAATATCAGCAGGAGCTTCTTCTGCAACTGCTGATGCTTCTTTTGCTACTACCTCTGCTGTAGCCTCTGGAGCAACCTCAACATCTTCAACAACTGCTGATGTCTTTTCGACAACTGCATCTACTGTTGTATCTTCTGTCATAAGATTATCCTCCTTTGTAATCTTAATTGTACTAATGCCTTTTGCACTATCAACTAAGAACTTTATAATTTCTCCGTTTTCTGCATCATTCTTTTCTACAAAACCAATATTTTGCATTGGCTTACCCGAATGTGGACTCATCTCTGTTTCTTGTGGTGAAATAAGTACGATGTCATTTTCTTTATCCCAGAAAACATTTTCAACTTCTGCTTTTGCTAAATACCCGCTGACTTCTCCTTTTTCAATTGAAATCACATTTGCAAACTCATTAGCTGGATTATCAACAAGTGATAATTCACTTAAGTCATATTCTTTAATTATACGAATTGATTTTTTTAACTCTTCATTAAACTCGTCATCAAACTTTTTAATACTTCCGCCAATTGAAAAACCAGTCAAAGTTCCATCAAGAACTTTTTCCCATGTATCCTGTGCACCCTTGGAAACATATGCAGAAACATAAACGCCACTGTAAAAATTTTTAGTCTTTGGATCAAAATAGCGATCTTCTTTGAAAGAAACAACCTTACCAACAGCACTGGGTTGATGCATTTCTCTAAGGTTGCCACGGAATTTCTTAAAAGCATTCATGCTTGCTTCTGTAGTTACAATGTCATTTTGTTTGTCAACATTATCCAATGTTGCAAAACCTGATACAATGCGACGTTCCTGATCAATTTTGCCAATGGGCATAGAAAAGCGAACGCTGTCGCCTTCCATAATCCAGTGTGCTTTGTTTATAATCATTGCAGGTTAATTATATCACCCGTTTATATCACTATGTGGATATTATGTGGATGAACGCCCTTCTCCTTGTGGATTTCTTCCAGAAATTGTGGATGGAGAATCAGAGTTATTATTTGTTCTTTCTGTGTCCCTTTGTCGATTCCCTGCCAAATTTGCCCTAGCATCAGTAGCCTGTCTTGGACTCATAATAAAAGGAGCATCTCCGTCTGAACGCTGTGGTAGATCAAGTTTTTCACGAGCCTCATTGGGTGTCATAACTTGAGTCTTGACATACCTCTCCAAGATTTGAGACTGTGCGATTTCGTCTGTAAGAGTTAACTCATTAAACTTCAACTCAAGAACGTCTGTTTTTTCTTTTACAATCTTATTAATCATTTTTTCTAGATATCTTTGGGCTGGACGAGACACCTGCTCTTTAAATGTGCGATCTTGTGAAATTGCTGCTGCGATGGCGGCAGAATCAGATCCACCAAGTTTAGAAATAGGAACCTGATGAGCAATCAAAATATCATCACGATTTTGTTTACGATACTCTTTAAATGATCCCTCTTGAATACCGTTTTCAATTGGCTCCATCTTAAATTCAACCTTGTTATTTTCTGTATCGCCTGGAAGAGGAATGTAAAGAGTTCTGTGAGACTGAGCCTTTAGCCCTGTCTGTAAAAATCTAAACATCTTGTCTTCGGCATCAGCAGATAGCTTAGCTCCTTTGACCGTAATCACATAACGTGGAACTGCCTTGTTCTCAAAATAATCAATATTATATTGAGACGATAGCTGATCTCCAACTAATGAAGGCAAGGCAGCAACAATATCTGGAATGCCATAAAATGTATTAAGAGGAGAATATTGCTTGAGATGAATAATCTCATTTGGCCTTGGATCTGTGCCTATTGGATTTGCATTCTTCGCACCAAAGTTGCGGAAGTAAACAATTTTGTTTCCAATAATCTGCAAGAAACCATCCTTCAAACGACGAACACGAACGGTAGTTCCAGGAATATGTCCTACATATCCAATCTCTCCATTTACTTTACGACCAACTTCAAGAAACCCATTGCCCGTAGCCTGTAGGTCTGTATAAACCTTTTCCATTGTAGTTGTAAATGAATCATCATCATTAAGATTTTCAATCCAGTCACGAAGCATAATCTTTGCTCGTTCAATTCTATTTCTTGCTCTGTCTACCTTGCCAGAATCGTCACTCATTTCAAAACTCAGCATTGTGCGATCTGTAATATCAAAGCGGTATCCCAAACCAACAACATTTTCTACCTTAGCATCAATAGCGGCATGGTTAGCAAAGTTTGTATCATAAAAGTTAGCCAACTCATACATGTTGTATGGTGGTGTTATTACATCAAATAGTCCATAGCCATTTCTATATACAGTTCCAGGATTTAATTGTTTTGATCCTATACCGTCGCCCATTGGAGTTGCACCAGCAGACTCTAAATATCCTGGATTATCGGAAGCAATCTTTGTAATGTTTCTATTAGTTCTACGGCGGAAATTGTTATCAATTCCACTTAGATTTTTAAGATCGTCCCAAGACTTTGCAAAAGGATCCAAACCAACAAACTGGTTAAGATCTTTGCTCTGTGTATTTAAACTTGCTTGAATATAGTCAAAATTATCATTCATTGTCGTAAACTTCTCTTCCATGTTTTTTTAGAGTTTTCTGTGCATCATAAACTGCACCCAAGTCGTTAGTGTTTGGAATCAATCCCTGCTTCATTCTATCTTTCATTTCTGAGTATTGCTCTTCAGATACCCTGTTTAGTCCAGGGACAAAAATACATTCTCCGTCGCCCTCATCCCCATAATACATGGCTGCTTTTTGTAATTCAACAATCTTAGATATATCTCCACGCATTGCTGGAATATTTAAGACATTTTCCTGTCCATCTGTAAACCACTTGCCATTGGCTTTTTTGTATACATAAAGACCCCAATCATAGTTTTTTTCTATGACTTTGCGCCTAACGTTACCAATTATTGGCTTTTTTTGCTTACCCATATCCATAAGTATAGCAGATTATACTGGTGTACCTACCTGAATTGTCCATGTTGTGTCGGTGTATACCTTAATTTTATCTGCATCTATGATCAAACCTTCATCGTCATCAAAAATAATCTTATTAGTTCCAATATATGTTTTGTATATATCGGCTGGATTTACTCCATATAGATCCGAGGAGCCAATTACCAATACCCCTTCCCAGGTAGAAGAGTTGAGCCAATATTGCCAATCAAAGTTTGTATCATCATAAGTTATAACTTGTTGCCATGGCCTAGTCAGTGTCTTTTGAACTTCTTGCAGATTATTAGCCTGATAAAATGCAATATTATTAAATACGAAATGACCATTTAGATTAATTGATCCTAAGAATAAATCATAGAGCAGGGCATTTGAAAAACCTATACCAAGAACACCCCATTCATTTCTGGTAACAACTGGCTCTCTAACTAAATTTCCATTCCAATAATATGATAGACCATTGAAGTCTTCTCCAGATGCAAGACTCTTTGCATAGATTCTAGCTCTATTTCCAGTCTCGCTATCTGCTACAAAATAAAATTTAATTGTATCGGATTTATATTTAATATCAAAAATCTCTACTGGTGTTCCTGGAAACTGTCTCTCATCATACTTCATCCACATCTGAACAGCACTTACTCTGTAACTGTCTGATTTTCCAACATTGATTGGTATTGATAAACCTCTATTTATTAAAGGATCGTAGTCTCCACGAATTCTAATACCTGAGTTTTTATTTAAATATAGATAGGGTGTGCTGCCTTTGTATATGCTAAATGGATTTTCTGATTTATAGTCGTAATAAATACCCGCTTTTTTGTATGGGAATATGTCTATACCAAATCTAGTTCCAATTGGATTAAAAGAGTTATCATTAAATGCTTGAGAAGCCAACTCAAGTCTACGAAGTCTTAATGGTTTTTTCAAAATACCACGAATATTAAAGTCTAAATGAGTTACCAAAGCAATCTCGTTAAAGTCAATGGTTTTTGATGGATATATTAATGTATTGTCAACTACCTCAAATTTAGTTGTTAAAAAGCCTGAAAAGTCACTCATGTTTATAATAGAACCTTCTCTTGCAGTTCTTGTTGTAGTGAAGTTAGATCTCGGAGCGTTAGCACCCTCTTCAACGTACTGAAAAGTTACATAGCTTCTTATAGATGCATCTTCAGTATCGTATTCATAGTACTTCTCAGTTTGTCCAGACATTTGAAGATAGTTGTCCCAACCAGTAAACAAATAATTATCTAATTGATTATATGATCTTTGAATTGGATATTCGTAGTCATCTTTTAATTCTTGATAGGTCCAGGTACTTGTTGATGCTTGATCAACTAGTTCAGATGGAGGCGGATATCCAATATTAAATTGTAAAAAGTCAAGTCCGTAATATGAATTGCCTGCTGAATCATCAA